ATCTCTTTGGGTCAACATACTCTTCGTTGATTCCGTAGTTAGGGTCATTGCTTCTTTTAGCAACACCCATACCAAGGGTTGTTAAGTCTTCAACACAGCGACGATAGATGGATTGATTAAAATCATGCCACTTCAATGTCATCTCAGTAGCAATCTGAGCAGAGATTTCTGCGTCCGTCTTTATGTTTGTATCTAAGAATATCTCAGTTTCTTCTGGGGTGTCTGGCAGTTGTCCGGGGTCTTGTTTAACGCGTAGCCCAAGGGACTTTGCTTCTTCAATCATATCGCGATTCTCAATACGCAATACTGTAGCATTTTTCTTTTTATCTTTCTCTGTTCTTGACAGAGGGTCGATTGCTTCTATCTGAGGGTATGGTTCTTTTGAAAGAATTTTATTTACAACAATCTTAACAAACTTAGGTACAATAGGAACAGGAGTATAGTCCAGTGTTAGCAACGTACCGTCACCATTGTTGTTGTCAAGAGAGTTTAATATCTGACGATAGATAGATGTGTCTTGTGTTCCTTGCGCATAATCTCTACAGCGTTCCATCTCACTGTTGCGTCGTCCGTACAATGAATTCTGATAGTCACTACCAATCCACTGAGCAAACATAGCCTTTGCGTAACTTAGGCCATATCCCTTAGACATCTTCTCCTCGACACCGCATAGGGGATCAGGAAATGAAGATTGTCCATTTTTGTATTCGTTATCCATACTTAAGATTGCTACTGTTGCAAATATACTTCTTATTATCTTCGTATAATTATCTGACCTTTACGGAAGAACTGCTTGCCATTGAAGTCAGATTTAGGCTTCTCTGCTCTATGTCCTTGTGCAGCAAGTAAGGCTAACCCGCTTGATATTGAAAGGTCATATTTTGTACGGTCATCTATCTTAAAGTTAACCCAGTCTTCTAGGGTTCTTTCAAAGTACATTTTACCAAACTCAAGTGTCTCCTCATTAAGACCCACGTGTGCGTGTATGAACGATTCGATAGCCTGTGCATGAGCCTGTATTACATCCTGTGAATTCGACGGTATTCCTTTTGTCTTTGTCTTGCTACCGTAATTGGACGTGAGGTGTGCGGGTCTGTCCAATAAGAAATGATCGTAACCCCTTGATTCAAAGTGTCTTGCGATACCGTATTTGTTGTTCTCAATTAACACAGGGTAGCCGTAAAACTTTGAGGCCATTAATATGTCCTCGTAAAAAATCTTTGCAAGCGGTGGGCGTGAAGCATACTCTGCTACAAACATATTTGATGGATACTCAAGATTAAATTTATTGTAGAAATGACACGCACCCTTTGAACCACGTCCATCCACTGTGGCATCAATGTCATAACTATCGACTCCAGCACATCCTAACCAGGCGTTCTCTGGTGTCTTTTTATTTCTCAATGCAACAGGCGGCATCCAGGCAACCCTCCATCTTCCATTAGGATCTGGGCTAAAGACAACCTCTGTATCCTTCTGCCCTAAAGACCAAACAAAGTTTCCTGTAACTACAGGGTTGGGAAACAAATCCCCATTGTATTCGGTTTGCTCATATATCTTTTGTACGTTAAATAGTGATGCCTTAGCACTATCTCTAAAGGCTTCAGCCTCTGTGAACGGGAACTGGCGTATCACCTCGTTGAGTTCATAGGAGTCTCCAGACAATCCTTTTCTCTCATTCTTAAGATAAGTCTTTGCACCTAAGTTTATATACTCACCCTCTAAGCCTATAATACTATTCTCGGGATCATCAATGACAGGCATTCCGTACTTGTCAAAGAAACCTTCCAGGGCGTCGTATGCTGGTATAAAACACCCATACAATCCGCTCTTTGTCCTGCCGTTTTCGTTTCTATCGTTTACATCACTTGAATAATATAACTCTCTGTACTGCCTTCCTCCCCTGTCTAATGGATTCACAGTGCTTCCGACTATTGCCTTACCTACAATCTTTCTACCTACAAGCAAACAAGTACGTTGCACTCGCCATGCTTCTCGTATATCATTACCTTTTTCCCACTTACCTGCCTCATCCAAATACAGGATGTGTAGTTTCTCTCCATCGTAGGCATTGTTGGTTGTGTTCTTCCAGTTAATAATTGTATTAAGAGCCTCACCTCTTGATGAGGTTTTGTTCTTTTTAGTGATTCTCTTTGATGGCTCGCGGAAGGCGAGTTCCATCCTGGGGTTGGTAGTACCATCTTGAATAGGTTTAAAGAAAAACGGTAGCGACTTATATATAGGCACCACCTTCTTCATGAATATATTCTCTTGAGCATCCGTACCTGTCTTGGACATGATGCCTAATAGTTTCTCTTTAACCTGTGTGCCCTCATTTACAAGCACAGCCGCTGACATGTTAGTGTATCCTGATCTACGACACTTAACATATACCTGCCCTATACAGCGTGGATCCGCTACGCAAGCGTCAAGGTGTATGAATAGTTGTCTTTGGAAATCAAGAAAGGATGGGTATCCGATATCAATCTTACACCACTGCAGGAAAAAGTAATGGTTTCCAGTGATATAGGTAGGTACCCCGTTGTTATAGAACCATACTCCATTGCGTCTTCTTTTATATTCTTCAGTAATGTAATTGGTATACTTCTTACGGAATTGCTCTGGCATAGACATCCATTCTTCCATTGACTTTACTTTCTTTAAGTCATTAGGTAATGGTATCCTTTGCCAGTATTGTTCAGCCTTTGGCTTATCGTGAAATAGAATATCCTTCTTAGCAGGTTGCTTAGGGAACTGTATAGGTAAGTCAAAGTATACCTTGACATCCCCTGCGGTTTTGTCAGGGCATATACTGACTACAATTTCATCTTCTATCTCTACAAGTCCAGCCATTTAATAATCCCAGTATATGAAGACTTGATTACTTTGAGTATTGCTCTGCGAATCCTCCGCTATAGTCTCGTTCTTCTTTGATTTCTCCATCTTGCTGGAGTCCTTTAATAAGTTGCTCGAGTCTTTCTCTTTCAACGATAAGTTCTTTTGCATCTACCGCTGTCTGCTTTATAGATTGCAGTTCTGCTTTACGTTGAGAACCGCTAAGTTCCTGGTCTACAGGCTTTTGTATTTCCTGTATCATGTTCTCTATAGCAATCTGCATCGCCTGCATTAGACGTACAGCGGTATCTATGTTGTTATACTTCTTCGATCTTGCCATGAATTGATTGTAAATAGGTTCTCCATAACTTCTCACCATTGACTTCCATCTCGTAAGTAGCGTTCTTTCTAATTAAAACCTTGTCACCAGGCTCTAACTCAAGTTCTCTTAACTTGGGGGACGACCACTTTATGTATCCCTTTCTTTCCTTTGGGGGATTGGCTTTAGGTATCAGTTCAATGATATCGCTTGTCAGTGAATCCTCTTGCTCTTCTTCCGGTTCTGGCGTAATAAATATCCAGTCGCTAATCAATTCTATATCTCCTGTGTCTTTACACTTGTATGCATAGGCTTGACATGATATCGGGTCTAGGTTGCCCCCGTAGTTTACAACGTACACATCGTCGTCTGGGTCTATAAATTGACCACGCTTCTTGGTTTCCTCTAACTGAACAGTCTCCTCGTTCATCATCATATGATTACCGCCAAGCACAACGTGATGATGGAAATACATGATGTCCCCTACTTTAACATTGGTGTCAAACTTTGCTGGTAGGGCAACCACCTCGCCTTCCATAGTTCTGTGTTTGAACTCATCAAACTTGGTATCGAGATACATTTCTTTACCGTTAACCTCTATAGTGTCCTTTGTAACTTTAGGTACACGTACTAAGAAGTGATATAAAGATTTCATTCTGACTTAAGTTTACCTGTTGGCTTAGTGTCCCATAGATTAATTGCTATCGCTGATCTGGTGCCCTTTGTTACCTCTGTAACTCTGTGGTGTGTACCTCCTGCGTCAAATATGATTAACCTATTATGTTTTGCTTGGATTCGCTCTGGCTGCTTCTCTGTTCCGTTAGAGAATATCTCAAGGTGTCCGCCCTCTATGTCCATCTCTACTGGATAGAATACTGTACCGATAATAGGACTTGATAGTTCGCTCTTTGCTTTCCAAAGTTCTTCATCCTTATCTAAGTGCATATCAAGAGAAGTGGCTCCTTGTCCCTTGCCGAACTGTCCTGTCCAATACTCAAATCCATCTAAAGATACAGAAGGGTACAGTGGATAGTCTCTCCAGATATAAGAGATTAGTTGTTGCTTAATGGTGTTGTCTGGTGAGTTCCACCATCCGTCCCACCAATAGTAGGCACCATTGTCTGAGAATAGTTGTTTCTTGTTTTCTTCCAGTTGCTTTAGGAAGGCAGAGTCTTTGATAAAGTTGTCAATTACAATCATAGGAATTCGCAATCATGTTCAATTAATACTGGCATGTTATCTACGGTCTTCCAAAGCATCGTTCCCTCGTCTTTGTTGTAGATGTACACAAGGTAACGCCTTATTCCGTATTTAACAAAACATCTTTCGTCCTGTACAATTGAGTCGATAACTGACTCCCCTGCTCGCTGGCCCACATAGTAAGCCATAGCATCCTTCGGGTTAGTCCCGATGATGATTTTTCTAATAATTTCCATTCTATTTATTTAGCCAGTAGTCTATTGTACTTGAATCACCTTCATCCTCTTCGTTGTTGATGTGTGTTTCAAAAACTTCGTCTACAGTTTCTACCATTAAATCATATTCGTCTGGTGTAGCCATGTGCATACCTGTCATCATCTCGTACTTCTCCTCATCCTGATCTGACTCTGGCACAAAGATTCCAAAGCAATACATAGACAGGTACTGCTTCTTTCCTCCATACTCTTCCATTATATCTTCTATCTCCCCTAGTTTAAGTCTTATGAGTTGGAATGCTTCTATTCTCTGCTTATGGTTCATTAGAAAGAGGTGTTTGTTCCTAAAAATCTTACTTCAAGATGTGAGTTGGTCGCGCTGTAGGTTACCCCGCTGCTTCCTGCAAACCCTCTGAGTTGTATCCTATACCCTGCTTGTCCATCGCTGTACCACAATACATTGAACTGCAAGTGATAAGTCTCTCCGTTCTTTACAGTTCTAAAGGTTTCTGCAATTTTTGAAGAGGCACTGACGTCATAGATATCGAAAGTAACATCTGTGTTTGCTGTAGAGTCCAACTGTATAGATGCAGTCAACTGAAAGTATCCCTGCTTCTCGTTAATCAAGATGTTGTCTCTAGGGTCACTGAGTCCGGGGTCTTGTATACTCAGATAATCATCGGCATCTCCAAAGATTACTGATGATGTTGCTGCTGATACTGATCCTGTTGCAGAAGAGTCTCCAAATATTTCCGCGAACTGCACAGCGCCCTGGACTGTGGGTACAGC